ACATCAGCAGACAATCCATCACTACCATATAAGATATATCCACTCTGTGCAATACCACCTACTGAATCTTTAAAAGGTATTTGCGCTAGGTTCTGTTTACTTTTCCTCTCGATGTTTATGGCAGTCTCTGCGATGGCTTGTTTAGCTTCTGTTTCATTCTGTCGGGCTAATCTGGCTAACCTATCAAGGGCAGTATCAAGCCCATTTACACTTATGTTAAAATTTGATCTAGTTCTCATAAATATAAATAGTCACCAGATCTAGAAACACAAATAAAAAACCCCAGATAATCTAATATCTAGGGTTTAAATTGTTGATAACCAACCTACATTAGGTCGGGTATAGGAATTAATTTCAACTTAATAAGCCAATAAACCACATTAGCAGTGGTAAATGCTATTTGTTGAAAACTAGAAACATTTGAGATTTGCAATCGCCAAACCTTCCACCTACATTTGTTTAACATCTCTAACGGTTGCAACGTTTGGATGTTCACATTGATTTGTATTTTTATCATAACTTTTACAATGATTTTAGGGGGTAGATACTATAATTTCTACCCTTTTGCATTGTATAAACAAAGATAAGCCAAGAGTATAAGTAGTGCCTCGACAAGTTGTTAACAATTGCTGAATGTTATTAACTTTTACGAACTAGAAATCACAATCAATCATACTATACACCTGTGATTTTATAAAAAATAAAATATTATTTCGTAGAATCAAACAATTCAATTGTTAATTTGGCAACTATGGAGTAGTTATATATACACTCCCGAGGTAAATATTTGGGGAACGGTTTTACTGATAATCTTGATAAGGGTCTATCTCTTCTGGTACATCTGTATTATTATCAGATTCACTTGATATCAGCTTAAATTCTTTATTTAATTCATCAATGTTGACAATACTATGTATAGTTAAATTCTTTCCTTTCATCTTGATATTGTGAGATTTTAAGATTGAAATATCTGATCTGAATCTTAGGTATATTTCATAATATCCCTCTAATATCAGCTGTCCTTCCTGCAAGCTCCTAGACTCATCTTTAGTGATAATATGAGCATAATCAGCGAAATCAAGTGTATAATGAACATAAGATCCACCTTGACCATTACTTACTTGGTTAGTTGACCAAAATTCAATCAACTGGTTATATTTCTTAGCGTTTTTCATTTACAAAATGATGTTAGTTCTGAATTGATTCAAGATCTTGATTGTTGAATTACTTAGAATATTACCACCATTCTCAGGATCTAAATAATTTTCTCGATGCTGATAATTTGATGCAATATCCTTTAGCAAGGCAACATCAATTAAAGCATTAGATTCACTGGTTATTCTTGTAGCCTGTATCATCGCAGCAGCCTGTAATAGATTGATCAATTCATCATCATTATTATTGTCGGGTGCTATGTGTAAATATTTTTTAATAAGGTCTATTGTCATAATATATATATGTATAAAAAAAGGTGATGGATTTACCCACCACCTTCAAGTATTGATTATTGTTAATCCTTAATTAGGATTTAATTTTAGTGATTGCAGTACCAAAATCACCCGCTACGAATGCACCTTTATGGTATACAGGTAAAGCAATTCTTTCTTCTGCTGTGATTGTGATCAAGCCTTTTTTAGCATTTTCACCATCAGATGGCCAATAAGAAATAGTAACTCCTTGACGTTCTTTAATCTCTGCACCCATACGGAAATCACCCACAAGGAATTTTCCTTCGCTGATGGCTGTTGACTCAACAATTGGCACACCTGCAACACTCATATTTCCTGTTGGAAATAAATAGTTACCTGTACTATCCTTAGCTAGCTCAAGTTTTGTTTTGTCTTGGGGATGTACTAAAATTGCAGATGCTGAATAGTTAGCAATAGCAACCATATTAACAGCAACTCTCAAAACATCGTATTCTTGGGTAGATCCAGAAGCTGATACTGGCACTTTGTAAGTAGTGGTCAAAAATGATAATGCAGTAGTTGCAACACCTTTAATATCGCCAACACCGAATAACAATTCATAATCTTCTTTTTCTGCTAGCTTCGCTGGTACTCTATTAGCCAAATAGCTAGATAAACCATCAACATCAGATAGCATTTCTTTTGAAACTACCAAGTGAGTAGAAATAGTGGTAACCAAAGCACTTTTTTGTTCAACTGCAAATGTAGATTCACCGCTTGCTACACCTTCTTGTTTTATCCCTGCTCCGTTAGTATAACCTGTTTCTTCAACATATTTTACAGCATCAGAACTAGTAGATCCTACTGCAAATAATTGTCTAGCATTTACTTTTCTGTTAGCGTAACCCGTAACACCTGCACGGTATTCAGGAGACATATCATTTTGAGGCTTAAGAGCAGCTGCTTTTAAGTCAAATTTGAAACCTTTAGCAAGTAATTCTGGATTAGTGCTTGATAGATTATTTTTCAACTCTTGACCAAACGTTAATCCCTTAACTGTCAAATCAATATTCTTTGCAGATAATTGGTCAAATTGATCTTGAAGACCTTTAATTTCGTTCTTTAATTCGTTATTAGACTTTTCTAAGTCAGATTTTATTTGAGAACCTAGGTTCTCCATTTTTTCATTTAATTCCATTTAATTTTTGTGGACTTGGTATTATATCCTTTGAAAAAGGATTCTAGTAGTTCTAAATCATTGTTCTTTTTAACCTCAACTTCTATTGCTTCATCTATCGGGTGTGTATCTTCCAGACTGTCTTGCAACGGGTTTGGCTCTTCAACTGATTTGGTTGATAAATCAAGGAATGCGGTTTTTAACTGATTCAGATATATGTGTAATAGTTGTGTTGTCTCAGGAGTTATTTCAGCCTTCAACATTTTTGATACTTTGTCAAATTGACTAGTAATTGATTCTTGATCTGCGAATTGAGACTTGAACCCAAGGAATGGTGTATTGGCGTTTGCTCCAAAAGTGACTGTTGAGAATTCAAATAATTTTACCTCTTGAATTTCATTGTAACTACCTCTGTTAGCACTTTTAATGGTTTGAAAACCAATGGAGTGTTCATTTATAATACCTTCATTATAAAGGGCTAGAACATCATTACCAAGGCTTGTATTTGCTATTTTAGTCTCAAAGTATAAGCCTTTCTCATCTTCTTTTAGAACTGTAGGTCTACCTAATACTTGAGTAATATCGTGTTGATATAAGTGAAAGATTCTAGGGTTAGCTGAATCTGGTCCATTCTCCATCAAGGTTTTTGCAAAACTTCCCTTTACGATTAAATCGCCATCACTATCAACATTATTGAATGTGCTGCAATATCCGCTGATAATACGGCTGTCAACATCTACATCAGTGATATCAATTGTGAAGGACTTAGTAAGTAATTTTTTGGTATTGTTACCCATTTATATCAGTGTCTTTCTGATAAATAGGTCGTGAGGTGGGAGTTATTAACAACTAATACTTAATAATGTATTAGTTATTATATTTGCGGGATAATTACAAATTAATGGCTCAAAGAATAAAGACGTTTTTCAGTAACAATTGGGTTGTCACAATTGGTGGTGGTACAATTTCAGGCTTATTGATTCTGATCATAGTAGATTTTTATAACAAGACACCTATTCTCACGTCAGTTAAATGGGTATTCCAACATTTGGTATCTTTCACCACTTTGATATTGAACTATCAAATAAAAATATGGTGGTTGTTGCTCCTTTTTCTTATATCCTATATTCTAATAAGAATTTATTCCAGTTACATAAATAGTAATACAAGTGAAAAGGAAATTAGCCAAGATAAAATGGATAAAATCTTAAAATATAAAGCTGATAAATTTTTAAACTTTACTTGGGAATGGCAATGGATTTTAAATGAAAAAATTAATGATTACGAAATTAAAAAAATCCGCCCCTGCTGTCCCCATCCCGAATGTAAATACACTCATATGGATTTTGACCATCAGTCATATACAAGTTTTATTTACATATGTCCAAAATGCTGTGAACGCACCGAGGTAAGAACTTCTATTTTTGGATCGATTAATGATCTTATAGAACTGAAAATTTTGGAAAAAGCAAAAACACTATAAACCCTACTGATTAATTTCAATAAGGGTCTAGCTTTAATCATCCAATCTTATCTGATCATCCATATCAAACGGATCAGGAATTAACCCTTTTATTTCAGGCTCTTTTTCAAAAACAAAATCACCAACCTGTTCGGGAAATTTAACCGTATGTTTTATTTTATCTTCTAATATTTCCAAAGGAATTCCAAAAGGAAAAGCTTCACAGGTTTTTCCCTCATCATTATTAAACCATACACATCTTTTACATATCATATTTATAAATATCTCCTTATTTGGTTAACGTCAAATACCTCTCCAGAAACTCTGAAATATATCTTGGTAGTGAAGCATCCTTGTTCATAAACATTACGAAGGATTCACAAAAGAACTCTGCTTTATCTGTTGAAGCGTAATAACTTATTTTGTGAATATCCCCATTATTTATAGCTGTGTAATACAGCTGATTCATTTCACTATTTAAAGCTATTGCCATATCATTTATTTTACCATCAGGTGTTAACATCTGCTTATTAATGCTTCTAATACTGTTTATTAATCCTGTACGCTGATCGTGCAACACGTGACCAAATTCGTGATAAACTGAATCTTTAATTATTGATTCTTCTGTATAACTAACTGTGAATCTTTTAAATTTCTTTCTATTTTCAAGATCTGCTAATTGTTTTCGATAAGTTTTTATAAATCTTGGATCAGTGGTTTCGCTCATCCATTGAGTAACCTTCGCAATATTTAAATCAACGTTGGTTAGATAGTCATCAACTGCTTTTCTGTGAATTTCTTTTGATTTCTCTAATTTAGTGAATTTTGAATGATTGATATTCAATGTATTATAATTGGCAGACATCATTGCATTTTTATTAGCTGTGTTCTTACCAACATTCTCTAAGGTATTGAAAGGAAATCTTTGTTTTAGATTAAATATAGCTTCATTAATTTCATTTACAACCTTAACATCTTTAATAAATGAGTAATCAACATTTTTACTAATCTTATTATCCAATATAAAATTTTCAGCTTCCAATAAATTCTTAGCAGGTGTAAATCCTGATTTAGCAGGTTGAATGATATTATCAAATAATTCGGGTTGAACTGTTGGTTTAGGCTTAGGTGTTCTTGGCTTTCTTGGTTTTTTAGTTGGTGATGGATTTAAACCAACTGGTATTACCTCACTTGCAGGAATAAAAGCAACCGTACAACGACAATTACATATATTATGTGCTTTGGCTCCATTAGATGAATCCCCAGGTTGCGACATCTTTTCACCACCAACTGAAAATAAATCATCAATCGGTATTGGTGCGCTGTCAACCATTCCTGCGTGTGAATCACGTGTTCTACTATCTCCACTACGTGCAATCCATTGTTTATATAGAACTAAACCAGACGACCTTGCAGCATACATTGCCCCAAGATTTGATCCTACGGCATTTTCTGTACGTGCTATTAGTAAGGCTCGTTTTTTTGTTGTAATACCATCAGCTTCATCTAATAATAACTTAGCTATTTGTTTGTGTGATAGCTGATCCTTAACAGCATCATTCATTACCTGCCTTATCTGGTTACGTGTGGTGTCGGTTATACCTTTAACCTTAGCTGCGCAATCAGTAGACTGTGTGAATCTTATAAATTCTTGCTTCCAATAATTGGTGTGATCTGGATGATCATCTGGAGTAGGTATATATTGCTTTTTAGGCTTCTTATCTGCTTTTGTTTGAATATTTAATGATTTACCCTTTTGTTTTGGAAGTGAATTAGTTACCAATAACCCCATTGAAATACCAATACCATCATAGATTTTAACCAGAATATCCAATGTATCTTGCTCACTTACAAGTAACTCAATTGGTGTATCAGGCTTACTTAGATACTGCTCACTAGCACGTTTATAGATACCCTTAAAGCCCTTCAACACTACCTGATAAGATAAGCGTTCATATTTTTTAATAAGGTCATTATAGGCTCTGTAATAGCGTTTTACATTCATTTAATATTAGAGGGTTATACAATAACCCCTGTTAAAAGGGGTCTTAAATTCTATTGGTAATCAGATAAATCTTGGTTACCAGTTGTATCAATATCGATTGAAAGTTCATCAATCGGGACTAGTCCTTGTGGTACTAAATAGGTATCCATCAATTTATTAGAAGTATCATCACCGTATTTACTAGCAATACGTTTTTCGTTCCCAGTAACCCACCACATCTGAGATAATTGACCTATAATCTCAGTCATATCACCTGCAAGCTGTGGTAGTACACTTATATCAAAATCAATAAAATACTTTTTACCATCTGCTTTTTCGTAGGCAGGTAAAATCCATTTGTTTAAAGCATCTCGTAATGAGGTTAATTCTGGCACTACCGTATCATATATGAGGCTTTTTTGAGCAGTTT